GAAAAAGCAACTCAAAAACGACCGGAAAGGTCGGGAAAACAAAGGGTTTTCGGAGGTTTTGTCGTCCTTGTAATAGATACTAACAAGTCTACGAAAACATAACAGGAGGCATGTGTCAGATGGCAAGAAAAAGAGGGATGCAGTTTATCCCGTATGATTATGAGGCAGCATATAACAAGGCGATGGAGGACATGCATGAATGGTTCATTGAGAACCTGTTCCAACATCGAAAGAAAGTGATATATGCACTCAAAGAGATAACAGCAGGAGACCAGTTTGAAATTGAGATATATCCGCAGTTCCGGAGCATGGATGAAGCACCTCCAGAGGGGAGGACAATCAAGAAAGACAACAACAAGGCTCAAAAGAATCTGAATGATAAGAATGCACGGAAATATGTTGAGAGGCTAATCAATGAGAATTTCAGCGACCGTGATATTTGGATGACATTGACCTATGATGACGAGCATCTCCCACCGGACGGGGATGTGGATGCAGCAATCAAGAATGTGCAAAAGTACATCCGACGCATCAACTATCAGAGGAAAAAGAGAGGTCTCCCGAATGCAAAATATGTCTATGTGACCGCATACAATCCGGATGCGGAAATCAGATGGCATCATCACATTGTCATGGATGGGGCGTTAGACATGGAGACGGTTGAATCCTGTTGGAAACAGTCAAGCAGGAATGAGGTTCGCCGATTACAGACAGACGAAAACGGTTTGTCCGGTATGGCAAATTACATCGTCGAGGAAAAGAACCGTGTTCCGTCGGAAAAGAGGTGGAACAGTTCACAGGGATTGAGAGACCCACGAATCAAGGTCGTTCATTCAAAACGTCCGGCAGCAGGAGGCAGTTATAAAAAAATAGGCTCATTCGTTGACAAGATGGTCAAGGACAGGGATTCCATTCCGGAGATACTGAAAAAGTGGTATCCGGACATGGATTTCACGAATGCAAAAGTGTACTACAACGATTTTAATTGCATGTTTTACATACATGCACGAATGCGGAAAAGGAGGTCGACAGGTGAAAAGACGGATAAGACGGATAAGACGGGCATTGAAAAGAGCAGGTTTGTATAATGCGTTTCACATCACATTGATTGCGGTATTACTGACGGGATTTTGCGTGATATTGTTCAATGTCAAAGAACCGGAGCAGCAGGAGAAAGAGCCGGAGGAGATACAAGCGGAAGTGATGCAGAATCCGGAGACAATGACACAAACAGCAGAGAGCATCGAGGAAAAATACAAGGTGTTTGACACCATGTCCGAGGACTGGGGGAGCGATGACCTTGAGGGATTCGTGTTCTACGACCTGCCGGAGCAGTATGCAGACAAAGGCTATTTTCCGGAGAAAATGCAGATATACACAAGATGTCTATGCAAGCAATATGACGTTCCGTATGCCCTTGTATTGGCAATCATAGAGCAAGAATCCGGATATGAGTTCGACAAAACCGGAGACGGCGGGCAGTCAAAGGGATATATGCAGATATATGAGAAATGGCACACCGACCGGATGCAGAATCTAGGATGCACCGACCTCATGAACACATATCAAAACGTGAGGGTCGGGATTGATTTCCTCTCATACCTGCTCAAGAAATACGGCACGATTCAAGATACACTTGCAGCGTACAACTACGGTGAAAAAGGTGCAAGGGAATATTTGTGGAGCAACGGCGTGTATGTATATTCATACAACACGGCAATCATGCAGAGAATGAAAGAGATTGAGGAGATGGTCGGGAAATGAGATTTGACTGGAAACCGGAATCAAAAGATAGATATTTCAGAAAAGCAGAGGCAGCAGTCAAGGCAGCGGGATTCGATGACATCCTGCGGGTAGACAGAGACCAGTTTTCCATCGTCAAAGGAACGGTCAAGGTACATTTCAAGCCGATTTCAAGAGATGGAAAGACACGCCGATGGTGGGAGGCAAAGAGAACGATTGAGAATATGCATGAAGTGCCTCCGGCAAAAGACCAGTTCGGCAGGAAACACAAGAGCATTTTCATTCACGCCTACATGATTTTAGAAATGGAGGAGCAGGACAGATGAAAATGAGAGAAGTCGCAGAGAGATTCAGACATATGCTCAAAGTCAAGAATTGCAGACATTTATGTCTGACATGTGAATATTACGAAATATGCAAAAGAGAGGTGAATGCAGATGAATATGAAATACGCAATGAGAAGTGAGGACACAGAGCAAATCAATGTCGTGTCGTGGGCGAATTGGAATGTGAACCGCTATCCGGAATTGAGGTGGTTGTTCCATGTACCGAACGGAGGCAGCAGAAACAAGCAGGAGGCAGTTAAATTCAAACAGATGGGTGTCAAGGCGGGCGTTTCTGATTTGTGCCTCCCATATCCGAAAGGGATTTACTGCGGATTGTTTATCGAAATGAAATACGGCAACAACAGGCAGCAGGACACACAAAAAGAGTTCCTTGCAGACATGGCAGCAGCAGGACATTTTGTCGCAACCTGCTATTCAGCAGAGGAGGCAATCAAAGTCATTGAGGAATATTTGAATCTTGCGTTGTGTTATTGTCCGGAGGAGGATTTCAACAACAAAATGAGCATCCCGAACAACAGCATCCTCAAGGACGGGAAAGTCAAGGGAGGCAGGTCATGACACTTGCAGATTTACTCAACATATTAGAGAGTGCGGACATGCTGCGAATCATCAAGGGAGACGAGGAAATATTCGTCGGGTATCTTGCATTATTTGCACCGGAGGTCGGTCACACGAACTGCAAACTCTATGAACAGTATAAATTTGACGAGGTTGTGAAATTCAGAGCAGTTCCGGAGATTACTCACAGGAAGTGGAAAGAATTGAACCTCATGTCACCACTGCGACCGGACGAAACACCGGACTATAAGTTTCAAGAATTGCAAATGAAATTGTATTACACGATTTATATATAACAGGACAATAACAGGAGGAAAAAAGACATGAAAATCATTGCAGTAATGTCACCAAAAGGAGGAATCGGGAAAACAACGACATCCGATTCAATCGCCTACATGTTGGGCGAGGAGCAGGGAAAAAGAGTGCTTGTGTTAGATGGAGACCCACAGGGAGACACATCAAAGACATTCGGAGTATATGAACCGGACGGAATCGGCATGAGTGAACTGCTTGAGAAACATGAATGCGTCGGAGGTACATATAAAACGGGCGATTTGATTCGACCGACCGACTATTCGCACATTGACATCATTCCGGCGAACGGTTATCTCATGAAAACCGACATGAATCTGCTGCTCAAGTCGGAGGACAATCAAGTCACAAGGATGCGTGAGGCGTTGGAGGAGGTCTCCGATGCATACGATTATTGCATTTGTGATTGTGGTCGACTGCTTGACATGGTAGTCATCAATATTCTGATTGCAGCAGAACTCGTCATCGCTCCGGTAAAGGTCGGAGGATATGAAATCGAGGCATTGCAGAACCTTGAGGAACAGATTGAGGACTTGAGAGACATCAATCCGGATTTGAGAATCAAGGCACTCATGACAATGCGACAGAAAAACAAGACCTCTCTTGAGGTTGAGGAATGGTTGAAAGCAGAATCCGGATTTGACATGTTTGTCACGCCGATTCGCCGTTCCATCATCGCAGAGAAATCCACAACAGCAATGATACCGCTCCCGAAATTTTCAAAGCGTGGGATTGTGTCTCAAGATTACAGATGCGTTGTGCATGAGTTGCTCAAGGAAATGGAGGGGTAAGGCATGGAAAACGAGACAATACAAATCCTTGAATTGTTCGGAGGAATTGGGTCGCCTCGATGTGCCTTGAGAAATTTGAACATTCCAACGAAAGCAATCGACTATGTGGAAATCAATGAAAAGGCGGTGCGTTCGTACAATTCAATGTTCCGTGAGGAATTGGCATATAAAACACAAACGGTTGTCGGATGGAATCTGAAACCGGACATTCTGATTCACGGTTCGCCCTGTCAAGATATGAGCATTGCAGGGCATCAAGGAAAAGCCACAGGCGAGGGCAGAATCAACAGAGGAAAAGGTTCAGACGAGGGGAGCGGAACACGTTCCTCCCTCATGTGGGAGACAATACATATCATTGAGAACATGGGCGAATGGCGACCTCGTTATGTAATATGGGAAAATGTGAAGAATGTGAAATCAAAGTACATGAGACCGAATTTTGACAGATACATGGTTGAAATGGAGCGGTTAGGATATACGAATAATTTCGAGGTACTGGATGCAAGAGAGTTCGGATTGCCACAGGCAAGAGAGCGAGTGTTCACGGTTTCTGTTCTGAATGGAGAAAGATTTGAGTTCGATGACCTTATAAGAACACCGATGCGAAATTTGCAGGAATTTCTTGAGGATGATGCAAGCGTTCCGGATGTCTACGATGTGACGCAACCGTCCGTCCTTGCGTGTATCGGAGAAAAAGGCATCCGCAGGGCAACGGTTATCACGGATTGTGCATATACCATCACGACAAGACAAGACCGGACACCTGCACAGGTCATTGACCGAGGCGGTGGACGTTATCGTTATTTGACCGAGCGTGAGTGTTGGCGATTGATGGGGTACACGGACGAGGATTTTGACAGGGCGAAAGCAGTACAGGAAAGAAACGGCAAGTATTACAAAGCATTATACGACCAAGCGGGAAACAGCATCGCCGTTCCGATATTCGAGAGCATATTCAGAAAAATAATTTTGCATGAGGTCGCATGAGACCGGAAAGAGAGGAAAAAGCATGGGAGACATTATCAAAACAGCACAGTGCAGGTTTTGCGGTCAGATGGTACAGATTGAGACTGACAAGGAACTGACGCAGCCACAAGCAGAGGAACAGGCAACAATGACATGTAACTGCACCGAGGCGGTCGAGTATCAGAAAGAGAAACAGAGGAAAGAAAAGGCAATGATGAATGTGTCTGCCCTTTTTGGAGAGAACGCAGCACCGGACAAGAGATGCGGTGAGGGCATTGTCAACATCTTAAAGGCAGCAGTCGAGGAGATTTACACCGGAGGACTTGCAAAAGTCACATTGAACCTCCGAGGGGGGGTCAAAGCATCAATTTCACAGAATGCAAAGGGTGAAATCAACGTCGAGCGTACAGAGACAAAGAAACAGAAACTCACAGAGTAATAACAGGAGGTTGAACAGATGGCAGCAGGATTCAGCGTGAAAGACGCACTCAACAAGAACAGCAAAGCGGGGATTGATGAATCTCCGAGAGCGAGATTCCGGACAAAGGACATTTCAATTTTCAAGATGTACCGGAATGATATGAATTTTTACAGTGTGGAACAGGTCGAGGAACTGGCAGGAGACATCCTCATGTACGGATTGAAACAGAACCTTGAACTTGTATATGCACCGTGCGAAATGGGCGAATATAGAATCGTGGCAGGTGAAAGACGGTGGGAGGCTCTCAAGTATCTTGTATCAAAGGGATATAAAGAATTTGAACTTGCGACCAGTAAATTAACGACACCGCAGGACGATGACGAGGAGCAGGTTGAAATCATAATTGCGAATGCATACCGTACAAAGACCGTTTCAGACATGATTGAGGAGGAAACACGCCTCAAGGCATCTCTTGAGCGTATGAAAGCAGCGGGAAAGAAAATCAAGGGATATGACCTGCAATCCGGACGATTGAGAGAGGTGATTTCATCAATGCTGCACATGAGCAAAACAAAGGTTGCTCAAATAGAGGCAGTCAACAACAATCTGATTCCGGAATGGAAAGAGGAACTCAAGGGCGAACGCCTCACATTTTCCGCAGCCTATGAATTGAGCGGGATGACAGAGGACGAGCAGCGGGAGGCACTGGGGAAATTTACAGAGACCGGAGAACTCACGCACAAAGATGTGAAAGATATGAAAGCAGAAAAGGCAACAGGACAGCAGGTGTCAGAATCCGACACAGAGGCAGAAATCGGCATGAACCCGCCGGAAGTGAGAGCGGGCGACGAATATGAAACGCCACATCCGGAGGGAATCACATCAATCTGCTATTCCTGCACCGAATATGAGACATGTAACGTCAAGACCGGAACATGCACCTCATGCGACCAGTACAAGAACCGTACAGAGGCATACAAGACCGACGAGCAGAGATATTCAGAGGAACAGGATGCAATCGACCGTGAGACAAAGAAAAAACTCCGTGAGATGGAGCAGGAGGAGAAAATGAAAAACCTCCCGTCAGATGCAACGGGGGAGATAAAGAGCATCAGAGTATCAAAGGAGAAATTCGAGGAATACACGGGAGAACATAGAAAACCGTACATGATAACAAAAGACGACGGTTTCAAGGTCGGAAATGTCGTCAAATTGGTAGTATTTGCAGCAGGCAAAGCAACCGGAGAAACAGCAGACATGAGAATCACATGCAAAGACGACGACATCACATGCAACGGATTGACGGACGGATGGTGTGTCATTGGTCTTGTAGCAGAAAAGGAGGAATAATCATGAATGACATCAAAAGAGGCGAAATGTTCTATATCAGCAGAGGGGGGGCATCCTACAACGGGAGCGAACAACACGCAGACCGTCCGGCGGTAGTGGTTAGCAACAACAAGAACAATGAGAACAGCAATGTTGTTGAAGTTGTATATATGACCACACAGCCAAAAACAGACCTCCCGACACATGTGACAATAAGGTCAACAGGCAGAATCAGCACGGTATTGTGTGAGCAGGTTTATTCGGTATCAACGGAACGCATCGGAACATATATCGGAGAGGCGACAGACAAGGAAATGGAGAATATCGACATTGCTCTCATGATTTCCTTGCAGTTGGATAATGGCATTAAGACAGCAAAAGAGTATTACAAGACCATCAAGGAGCAGCAGGAGGAAATCGACAGTCTCAAGAGAGAAATTGAGACAATGCAGCAGGAGCATGAGGAGGCAATCGCAGAGATTGAACAGGATGCAGCAGTATACGTTGAGGAAAACAAGAAAATTGCAAATATGACATCATCAGAGGACACAATCAGATTACAGACAGAAAGAGACACATACAAGACCATGTATGAACAGTTACTCAACAGATTAGTGAATGGAGGAGCAGCATGAACAAAAGCGAGTTAAAGGCAATATTTATCAATGCAAAGGCAACAGATGCGAAATACATCGGAGTGAGCATCCAAACAGAGGGCAGCAGTCAACCGGAAATCATCATCAATCCGAATCCGAATTTTGATGCGAAATTTGACTACTACATGGAGGCATACGACGACGATTTGATTCTGATTGCAGCAAAGGGCAAAAAGGACATCAGAATCACGGCAGCAGGGCAAGGAAACCGTTTCGAGGATATTGAATGTCAGTTATTAGGAGAGCGGGGCAAGGGTTGGAAAGAACTCATTGCAGGAGCGATTGACAATGCGTATGAGAAAATGATTGCAACCACACCTCCAACGACAGAGGAGGAACAGACCCATTGTGAAATGATAAAAGAGGCAGTCAAGGGAATGTTCATCAATGAGAGCAGGACGGCAGCAGAGGCAGAGTTCATCAAGACACACATTGTCGACTATGAGAAAATATTCGATGTGTGCATGAATGGTGATGACCTTGAGTTCAAAAAAGGACTTGTCAGATTGCAGAAAATGCAAAATGAATATGTTATGCAGCGGGAAAATGACTGATAGAGAAAAAGAGGCGTTCATCGGCGGGATAGAATTTGCGAGAGACTGGAATCTCGACATCCCGCCGGATGATTTGCGTTTATACGAGAGATTGATTCAAGAAAGGACAAAAAAAGAGAATGAACAAAGTCATATTGATGGGTAGGCTCACAAGAGACCCGAATGTAAGATATACACAGCAGAACGGTTCACAGGAATCCATGTGTGTGGCACGTTATACACTGGCAGTCGACCGGAGAGGTGCAAGAGACGGGCAACAGTCGGCAGATTTTATCTCATGCGTGGCATTTGGGAAAAACGGCGAGTTTGCGGAAAAATATCTGAAACAGGGAACAAAAATTGTTATTACTGGCAGGATTCAGACGGGTTCATACACCAACAGAGACGGGCAAAAGGTATATACGACGGATGTTGTGATTGAGGAACAGGAATTTGCAGAAAGCAAGAGGGCAGCAGGAGAACAGGCAGAAAATGCCGGATATTCAGACGCAGGAGACGGATTCATGAACATTCCGGACGGTATCGACGGCGAATTGCCTTTTATGTAAGCGAAAAGGAGGGTTGTGATAATATGGGAATCTTAAAAGGTATAATTGACCGATTTCGGGCGATGGGAAAAACGGAAAAAGAGATTTCGGGCATTATTGAGACGGCAGCAGACAAAGCGACCGTAAATCCGGATGTCACGAAACCGGAAAAACAGAAAGAACCAGAAATGAAGATTGAAACAACAGCAGAGGCGTTCGTTGAGGCAGTTTTGCAAATGGGAACGACTTTGCAACAGGCAAAAACGGCAATTTTGAAAATGAGCAGTTCAAGAGATGCGGAAAACCGCAAAAACACGAATAACTGGCGTAAAATGCACGGTCTGCCTATGAGAAGAAAGCAGAAAGCGAGGAAAAAGCATGAAAGAGGAAAAGGAGCAGACGGTCATTGAAAAAACCTTGCTATATCTTGAAAATTATCGTGAAATGGAACGATACATCAACGAGGCAGTATCAGAGACCTCTCAAGTGCCGGATATAGGCAAATACAACATATCAGCAGAAAAGGCGTTCTTGCAATCGGTCAGAGAGTGCCGTGCAGAGACGGTCATTCTGTTTGAACACTTGAAAAAGGCTCTTGCATCGCTCAAGGAAGATGCAGAGGCAGCAGGTGAGGGGTACAAATACGACACTCTTGAGGCGGTCTATATAAAGGGCATGTCATACGAGGATATAGTGAGGGAGACAGGATGCGGACGCAACTCACCGAAAAAGTGGTGCAGGGTGATGATTCAGCGGTTGTCAATCAAGTTATTCGGTGCAAAAGCGATTGAAAATGATAAAAACGGAGTGAAAACAGGGTGAAATGAGGGTGAAAACAGGGGTAAAAAGTGGGTGAACAAAAGACAAAATAAACGTGATAATATGTTAGCGTGAACAGTTGAGACGAGCGATTGCAGATGTGCAGTCGCTTTTTTCTTGCCTGTTTGCCCTCCTGTTATATGCGGGTGGGATATACACAGTCATGTGCATAACTGCCCGCCTCTTGTGGATAACACAGCAGGAGAACACAGCAAGAGAGGAGAACACAGATGCTATTGAAATCATGCAGGTGTGGCAAGCTGATTCCACAGTCAATGAAGATGTGCGAGGAGTGTGAGCAACGGCAGCAGTCGAGACACATGATATACAACAACACACGGCGAGACGAGAGAGCAGCAGAGTTCTATGTATCAAAGGAATGGCGGGCAATGCGGGAACGTATCATTGAGGTTTATGACAACATAGATATATACGCATTATATGTCGAGCATGAGTTACTCACATGCAATCCGGTTCACCATATCATTGAACTTGAGGACGACTGGGAACAGCGATTGAATCCGTTCAACCTCATACCTCTCAACCATAAGACACACAACACAATCACTGCTTTATATAAGCAGAGCAAAGCAAGTATGAGAGCAACACAAAAACAGTTGAGGTCACTGATTGAGTACCACTTTCGAGAGGCAGGGGGATATAAAAAAGTTTTGTGCGATTCGTTTTTAGTCGCACCCCCTCTTTTCCTTGGAGAAAACTCCCCACGGGAATTTCAGTAGAAAGGTATATCCGAAAGAGGTGTCAGAATGTGACACAAAAGCACTGAAATACTGACGGAAAGGAGGCTTGTTGCATCATGGCAGGACAAAGACAACCCACAGATTTGGTTGTGATGAACGGGCGAAAGCACCTCACAAAAGCCGAGATTGAGGCACGAAAAAACGCCGAGGTCACAGCACCATGCGACAAAGTGAGACCTCCGTCATATTTGACACCGGAGCAAAAGAAACAGTTCCGGAAGATTGCGAAAGAATTACTCGAAATCAAACTGATTTCAAACCTTGATTGTGATGCACTGGCGAGACTACTCATTGCACAAACGCAGTACATCGAAATCACAGAGCAAATCAGAGCAACTCCATTGATGGAGGATGTTCCAGTCTATGAGATGCGGGAAAATCCGGACACGGGCGAAAAAGAACGTGTGCAGGTCGGTACAAGACAGGTCGTTTCCGGAGAAAGAGAACGCCTCATGATTATTCAAGACCGCTGCATGAAACAGTGTAGGCAGGGAGCATCAGATTTCGGACTGACAGTTTCCTCCCGCTGCCGTTTGGTCGTACCGAAACCACAACAGCAAAAGCCGGAGAACAAATTTGCGAAATATGCAAATTAAGGCATGGCAAAAGCAGGAGAAACAAAAGACCGCTGCACACAATACGCCCTTGATGTTGTATCGGGCAAGATAACAGCCGGAGAATATGTCCGTCTTGCATGTCAGAGGCATCTTGACGACATCGAAAAATCGAAAGCAGCACCATACAAATACTATTTCGACGTTGAAAAGTCGGAGGAAATCATCAATTTCGCAGAGGAATTGACCATTGCAGAGGGTGAGGAAAATGAGCATGTGACGGCATATCCGTTCCAGTGTTTCATTTTAGGGTCACTCAATGGATGGAGAACAAAGGAAAAGTCATACAGACGATTCAGAACATCTTATGTGCAATTAGGACGACAGAACGGAAAATCGTTCATCAATGGTATTTTGGCGTGTTATTACGGCAATTTCGACGGGTACAAGTACGGAAAAATATTTTGTACGGCGACAAAGCAAGACCAAGCGAATATCGTTTTTGACGAGGTCGCAAAATTTATCAATTCCGACGAGGATTTGTCAGAGTGGTTCAAGGTTCACGACCACAACCACACGATTGATTGTCTGTTGACACATTCAGAAATCAAAGCATTGTCCGGTGATACAAAGTCACTCGACGGACATCGTGCATATTTGGGAATCGTCGACGAGTATCATGCACACAAAACAAATCAGATGTACAAGCTGCTTGAGGGCGGTATCAAGAAACTCAAGTCGGCGTTGATTTCGGTCATCACGACAGCAGGATTCGACCTCAAGTCGCCGTGTTACAAGTTATATGAGTATTGCTGCAATCTACTCAAGGGCGTTTTCGAGAACGACAGTCAATTTGTGTATATCGCACAGATGGACGAACACGATGACAGATACACGCCGGAGAATTGGATAAAAGCAAACCCGATTCTTGAATTTGACCGAGACGCACTTGAGAACCTCATTCCGATTGCACACACTGCCCGTGATATGGGCGGGGAAGACTTGAGAGACTTCCTTGTCAAGCAGCTCAACATGTGGATGCAGTGGTCAAATTCACTATACATCAAGGATATTACATCATGGAAAGCATGTGCCGTTCTGAAATCCTTGAGTGATTTCAGAGGCTCAAAGTGTTATGTCGGCGTTGACTTGTCATCCGGAGGAGACTTGACATCAATCGCAATCGTGATTCCGTTCATGGTGGAGGACACGAAAAAATATTTTGTTCACACACATTCGTTCATTCCGTCCTCAAGGGTAGATGAACACATCAAGACCGACAAAGTACCGTATGACGTATGGATTGAAAAGGGTCTTGTGACGGTAACGGAAACACTGGGAGGAATCAAGACAGATTACAAATATATCATCAAATACCTTGAGGATTTAGTGAGGGAATACAACCTCAAACCGCAGTTGATTTGTTATGACCCGCACAACGCATCAGCATTCCTGTCAGACCTTGAGGCGATGGGATTCGATTCAATCTCTGTCACACAGACAGCAAAAGAGTTGAACGATGCGACAGTTGATTTCAGACTTGAGATTCTTGCGGGCAATGTGGAAATCGAGGGAATGGAAGTCGGCAAAGAGGGAAACAAGATAGTTGTTCCAGTTGACAGTCTGCTTGTTTGGTCGATTGCAAACGCAAAGACCATCTCGAACAACTACGGTGAAATAAAAATTGACAAAGACATCACGACAGAACGAATCGACCCGATTGACGCTATCATCGACGCATGGAAACACGCAATGAAAGAGGAGTATCGACCGGATGTGAACGAAACTGTCAATGAATGGCTTGAACAATTTGAAAAATACATGAAGAAAGGCGGTGAGAAATAAATGAATCCGTTTCAGAGATTAGGAGTGAAAATTTCAAATTGGTGGAGAGGTGAACCACAGGACAGCGGAGGCGTTGTGACACTGAACTCACCGTCATTCCTTGAGCGGATAGGACTGAAAAGAAAAGGGAAACCGACATCAGAGGTCACATATTTCACATGTCTCAAGATGCTGTCAGAAACCCTTGCAAAAATGCCTATCAAATATTATCAGAAAACGGACAAGGGAATCATTGAGGCAGAGGCGACAGATACATCAAAACTGCTCTCAAAAAGACCGAATCCGTTCATGACACCAACAACATTTTGGAACACGGTTGAAATCAACCGCAACCATTACGGAAACGGCTATGTGTATATGAGAAAGAAGTTTGACCGAAAGAAATTCGGCGGTGAAATAAAAATCGTTGATTTGTGGGTCATGCAGTCAAATTGTGTGCAGATAGTCGTTGATGATGCAGGGATATTCGCAGGAGTGGGGCGTTTGTGGTACGTCTACACAGACCCGACATCAGGTCGTCAATATGTGTTCAGTACAGACGAGGTGATGCATTTCAAGACATCTTTCAGTTTTGACGGAATCACAGGACTACCAGTGCAACAGATATTAAGAGACACGGTTGCAGGTGCATCCGAATCACAGGCGTTCATGAATAATCTGTATGAGAGCGGTCTGACAGCAAAGGCAACTCTTGAATATACCGGAGAATTGAACGAAAAGGCAAAAGCAGCACTTGTCAAGTCGTTTGAGGAGTTCGGCAGTGGAGCAAAGAACACAGGAAAAATCCTGCCTGTTCCGTTAGGAATGAAACTCACACCTCTTGACATCAAACTGACTGATTCACAGTTCTTTGAACTGAAAAAATATAACGCCTTGCAAATCGCCGGAGCGTTCGGAGTGAAACCGAATCAAATCAACGATTATTCAAAGTCGTCATATAGCAATAGCGAGATGCAGCAGTTATCATTCTACGTCGACACGGAACTGTTCATCATCAAGCAGTATGAGGAGGAAATCAATTTCAAAATGCTACCGGATGAAGATACAGACGACGGATATTATTACAAATTCAACGAAAAGGTATTGTTCCGCACCGATTCAAAAACGCAGATGGAGTATTTGAGAAACGGTGTCAATGGAACGATTATCAAACCGAATGAGGCAAGACGTAAACTCGACATGGAAGATGCGGAGGGAGGCGATGTCCTACTTGCGAACGGTAGCATCGTACCGTTGACGATGGCGGGTGCAGCATATTCGAAAGGTGAATCCGAGCAGGAGAACACCGATGAACCGGAGCAACCGGAGAAAGAAACAGAGCCGGACACAGAGCAGCCGGACACAGCAACAGAACCGGACGAAACCGACACGGCAGAGGACGAGACTGACGAGGAGGGAGGTGAATAAGCATGACAAAGAAAAGACGTTTTGATTTCACAAAGAAAAATAAACGCAGCGGGAAAGTTGAGAATGTCGGCTATTTGGATTTAGAGCAGGACGAGGAGCAGAGCAGATGTTCCTTGTATTTCTACGGTGACATTGTATCAGCGACATGGGAATCTATGTGGTATGAGGAGGACAGATGTCCGCAGGACATCGCAGATTTCCTCAACCAGTTAGATGGATATGAGGACATTGACATCTATTTCAATTCCGGCGGTGGAGATGTATTTGCAGGACTGGCAATCTACAACCAGTTAAAGCGATATGACGGACACAAAGTCGGATATGTTGACGGAATGGCTGCATCCATTGCATCAGTCATCATGTTTGCATGTGACGAACTGCATTTCGCAACAGGTGCTCAAGCGATGATTCACAAACCGTTATGCATGGCATACGGAAACGCAGACGATTTCAAGGCAGTCATAAAGCAGTTGAATCTCTGCGAGGATTCAATTCTTGATGTCTACATGGAACATGTGCAGGAGGGTGTCACAAGAGACAAAATTCAATCTCTCATGAGCAATGAGACATGGTTCGACAGTAAGAAGATGCAACAGTATTTCAATGTTGAAATCGAGGAAAAGGCAGCAGTTGCAGCGTGTGCATCTGACTTTTTTGAGAAATACAACAATATTCCGGAGGCACTCAAGGGAATCGACACAAAGGACATTGTCGATGCGGTAATTGCGGAATTGGAAAACCGGAACAATGCAGCAGCAGAGGCAGAAAAACAGAGAATCGAGGCAGAAAAGCAGCAGATTCTTGATGATTTATACCTTTATGGTATGTAAGAAATGGAGGACAGAAAGTCATGAATAAGGAATTACAGAAGTTATTAAAGCAGATTAACGACAAGAAAAATGAAGTCAAGAGCCTTGTGAACGATGGAAAACTCGACAAGGCAAGAGCAGCAAAGGAGGAACTCGTAGAATTACAGAACAGATTCGACCTCCTCTATGATTTGGACGAGGACGAGCAGGACGGCATTGAGAACAAGGTCAAGGATGGAACTGCAAAGCAGGTCGGCGGGGATGTCAAGCCGGACAAAAAGAACATCGTGAAATCATTTGTCAACATTGTCAAAGCCGGATTCCTGCACAAAGAGGCAGACGAGGCAGACATCAAGGTGTACAAGGATGCACTCACATCCGACACAACCGCAGGAAGTGAGGGAGAGGTCGGAATCGGCGTGACAATTCCGGAGGACATCAGAACAGACATCATCGAGTTGCGTCGTTCATCCGACAACCTTGAACAGTATGTCAATGTCGAGGGCGTAACAACTAAGACAGGAACACGAAACATTGAGGTTGATGCAGAATCAACACCATTTGACAATGTTGACGAGGCTGCGGATTTTCCGGAGATGGACGAACCGGAATTTTTACCGATTGAGTACAAGGTAAAGAAAAAGGGTGGAATCCTCAAGATGACAGCAGAGTTACTTGAGGACACAGCATCCAACATCATGGCATACATCAACAAATGGATTGCCAAGAAAACAAAGGCAACCCGTAACGCAATGATTCTCAAGGTACTCAATGAGATGACAAAAGGGAAAGAGGTCACAGTCGAGAACCTTGACAGCCTCAAGGACATTTTCAATGAGCAGTTAGACCCTGCAATCGCTGACAATGCAGTTGTTATCACAAATCAGAGCGGTTTCAACTACCTTGACAAGTTAAAGGATAAAGACGGCAACTATATTTTACAGAAAGACCCGACACAGCAGACAAAGGGAAAGATGCTTTTCGGTGAATATCCTATCATCAAATTATCAAAGAAAACTCTTGCATCCGAGAAGATTATGAACACCGATGGTCACACAATCGACGGGTACAAGCATCCTATTTTCTGCGGTGACTTAAAAGAGGCAGTCACACTCTTTGACAGAAATGTCCTCACAATCGACCTCAATGACAAGGGTGCAGGTTTGTGGGATAAAGACATGACCGGAATCAAAGTGCGTGACCGTTTCGATGTGCAGCCTGTCGACAAGGGAGCAGTCATCAAGGGTCAGATTACAGAAGTTATCAACGGGTAATATGGCAGCAGGGCGGTGAATCCGTCCTGCTAATTGAAAGCAGGTGAGAACATGACGGATGAAGAAAAAGAGAAGTACAGAGGCGGTCTGATTGCTACATGCAAGATATATTGTCACATCGACTATGATGACGACATTGAAATCCTTGAATTGATGCTTGACACGACACTGGATGAAATGACGGAACTGATTCCGAATTTCGACCGGAACAACCTCACAAGCCGTCAAAAACTGCTTGCATTTATGTCCGTGAAAGAACTGTACGACAACCGTGACAAGTACCGGAGCGACACAAAAACGCTATCCGCTGCCGTTTCCTCCATGTTACTGAAAGAAATATACGGAGGTGCAGCAGAATGACGAGGAGAATCAAGATAATTCGTAAGACAACAAGCGTTGTTGATGGCAGACGGCAGCAAGAGGAACAGGAATTTTTCTCATGTTGGTGCGATGTCAAGAGTTTGGGAACAAACGAGAAATACAATGCCTTGCAGATAGGTCTTGAGAACACGATTGTGTTTGAAACGAGAGCCTGCGACAAGATGGAGGAAATCAGATTGAATCTGAAAGAGTTCTATGCAGTGTATAAAGGCATTGAGTTCAAGATATATGATGCGTGTCCGATGTTCACAGACGACAGGAAATATCAGTTGAAATGCAGAGCGGGAGCATAGTGTCATAATCTGACACCGGAGGCGATACAGTGAAAATTGAGATGGAATTTCAAGGTTTGAAAGAACTTATGAAAGCATTTGAGGACGCAGCAAGCGACGAGGACATAAAAGAGGTCAATCAAAAGATTGTCAAGCAAAGCGAACCAGTCGTGAAAAACATCATGTCCGGTAAGATTCCGAAATCTGCGGACATTAAATTGTCCGGTCGAGGATTTGGTTCAAAGTCATCCGTGACATCACATGCAGCGGACAGCATACCACTGGGAGCGGTCAAGGTGAAAGACACCGGAGCGTCTGCGGATGTTGGATGGGAAAAGTCGGACAACAGCGAACATTTTTATGTGAAATTCATAAACTGGGGAACTATCTATCGCCCGCCTCAAGAATTTATCTATGCAACAGGGCGTGAGGCAGATGCGGAACTGCAAAAAATCGCAGAACAGGAATATCAATCCTATTTAGACAACACATTGAAATGAGGTGAGAGCATGAGCAGCAGTCCGGACATCATCAAAGATGCATCCGACGCATTAAAACCAATATCAGACAGGAAAATCATTGTGATGCAAGGATGGTATGACAAAAACATCCATGACAAACATGTGACCTTGTGGGATTTGGGCGAGAACGACGAGAATTATTCGGACGACGATGCAGAGGGAGTGACGCTGTCAGTGCAGGTCACTATATTTTCAGAGAGTGACGAGGTTGAACTTGCGAGGGAAATCAAGTCACTCATGAAAGCAAATGATTTCTCGTTTGACGGCAGGAATGGAGACGATTCAAAGCCGGAGGACGGAATCTATATGAAAGCACAAAGGTTTTCAAAATTCTATGAAACGGAGGAATAGACATGAGCGAAACAGTAACACAGGTTAGCAACACAGAACAGAAGATTGTGAGGAGTAGAACTTGCGGTTGTAGAGATTTCTACATCGCAAAACTCACACAGAACGATGCGAAAGCATACGTTGCAGAAACTCCGGTCAAACTGGCAAGAGCAATCAAAGCAAAGGTTGACGAAAAGTGGAGTTCCGAAAAGATTTACTCTGACGATGGAACAGAGGAAGTCATCAATTCCTATGAGGGAACAGAAATCGAACTTGAGGTCAATGCACTTGCACCACAGGACAGACAGATTCTTTTCGGTCAGTTATATGAGAACGGTTTTCTTGTAAAGACTGCGGATGACAAAGCACCGGAGGTCGCTGTCGGATGGAGAGAAAGAAAACTCAACGGAAAGTATGATTTCAAATGGTTATACGCCGGAAAGTTTGCAGAGGGTATCAGTGAGGAGGCAAGCACAAAAGAGGGCAAATTGTCTCCGACAACAAAGAGTATCAAGGGTTCATTCTATGAGAGAAGTCTTGACAATGCGTATGAGATTTCGGTCGACGAATCAAACCTCGTTTCCGGAGACACAAAGGCAGCAGAGGCAATCAAGGCATGGTTCAGCAAAGTGCAGGAGAAAAACGGCGGTTTAGGCTAATAAGAGGGCATATAACAGGAGGATAAATCATGAAAAGAAAAATTATAGTCAACAACAAAGAGTTTACAATGCCGAAAATGTCAATCGACACATACACGGAATATCTCGAACTTGCAGAGGTTGTCGACGCAAAACAGAGGTATTCAAAGCAGGACATTGAGGCGATGGGTCTTTTTATCTGCAAAGCATACGGAGACCAGTTCACCGTTGAGGAATTAAAGAATCCGGAGACCGGACTTGATGCAGCAGGTTTAATTCTTGAGTTCCAGTTCATCGACATGGGAATTGCAGACGAACTCACCAAGAGAATGGAGAACATCGAGAAAAATTTTCAGAGTGGCAAGTGATACCGGAAATCGAGGTCACTTGCAGAGGTGAGAGACTTTTCATCAATTCCGTAACGGTAGAACAGTATAAAAAATATATCAGTCTCATGGAAAAGAATGACACGGAGAAATTCTCCGGAGTGATGTTTTTTAACAAAAAGATAATGCAGGAGATGTTCGGGAATGAATTGTCGCTTGCAGCAGTTGGGGAGATTGATGCAGTTGAATTTCTGACGGCAATCAAGACGGTTCATTTCATCATGCAGAACATTGTTGCAGAGAAGATGTTGAGCATTGTCGAGGTTGAACAGGTAGAAAAAGAGGCATCCGCATTCGATGACTATGACCGTGAAAACGGATATGAGGACGAGGATGAACAACCGGAGGAAAATCAATGGAAAGTCTGCGGGGAAATTGTTGACCGTGTTGTGAAAATTGCGATTCGGCTATTGAAAAACTCATACAGTCAATGCATGAAAGAGAACATTGTCACGTTGTTGGACTACTTAAAATTTGAATTAGATACAATCAACGAAAATCAGTAAGAGAGGAGGCGACCGAATGGCTTATACAAGCGTCAAAATATCGGCAGATTCGAGCAGTTATCAATCACAAATGAAATCGGCAGCATCGCAGATGAAAGTCTTGTCTGCGGAATATACGACGGCAGCGACGAAAGCAAAGTTGTTCGGGTCAGAAACAGACAGCCTCAAGGCAAAAGCCGAATCGCTCACTCAAAAAATCACGGTGCAAAAGAACATCGTGCAGTTGAACAGTGAGCAGCAGGAGAAGTTGACAAAGAAACTGTCAGACCAAAAGACAAAGCAGGAGGAACTCAAAACAAAGATTGATGCTGCGAAAGAGGCTTATGAGAAATCAACGGCAGAGACCGGAAAGAACTCCGAGCAGTCAAAAGCACTCAAGGATGAACTCGACAAGTTAGAGAAAGAGTTCACCGCAAATGAGACAGCAATCGGAAAGACAGAGACCGCACTTGCAAATCAGACGGTAAAGACGGAAAAGTCAAAGACTGCCCTCATGAACATGGAGGCAGAACTGAAAAATGTTAATGACCAGTTAAAAGATAATAAACTTGAAAAATTTGCGACCGCTTGCGATACGGCGGGAACAAAGATGGAGAGTTTCGGAAAGAAAATGTCGGTTGTCTCTGCCGGAATTGCGGGTATTGGTGCAGCATCAATCAAAGCATTCACGGAACTCGACGAGGGTTATGACACCATAGTGACAAAGACCGGAGCAACCGGAGAGGCACTTGAGGGATTGACAAAGTCTGCGGATAATGTTTTCGGAACAATGCCGGAGGATATGTCAACGGTAGGAGAGGCAATCGGAGAAGTCAACACAAGATTCCATACAACCGGAACGGAACTTGAAAAGACCTCTAAACAGTTCATACAGTTTGCAACAATCAACGGAACAAACGTCACACAGTCAGTTGACCAAGTTGACAAAATCATGAAAGCGTGGAACGTCGATGCATCACAGACAGGGAATCTATTAGGATTGCTCACGGCAAAGGCACAGGAAACCGGAATCTCTGTTGATACATTAGAGGGATATGTCCTCGACAACAACGCTCAATTCAAAGAAATGGGATTGTCATTGCCTCAAGCAATCAATTTGATGGCTCAATTCGACGCAAACGGTGTTGATTCAACTCAAGCAATGGCGGGTCTGAAAAAAGCATTACAGAACGCCACATCAGAGGGAAAATCAATGGACGAGGCGTTGTCAGATACTATCGGCAGCATCAAGAACGCAAAGACAGAGACCGAGGCGATGCAGATTGCAACGGAATTGTTTGGAAAAAAAGGTGCTGCGGAAATGACAAAGGCAATTCGTGAAAACAGAATTGACCTCACCAGTCTTTCGTCATCAATGGAGGAATACGGTTCAACAGTCGAGGACACCTACAACGGAACACTCGACCCGATTGACAATGCAAAGGTTGCGATGAACAACGCAAAACTGGCGTTGTCGACACTGGCATCCACAGCACAGACATCCGCAGCACCTATGATTGAAAAATTGACCGGAAAGATTCAAGAGTTGACAAAATGGTTCACGTCACTATCTCCGGCACAGCAAGAAACCATCCTCAAAGTCGGTCTTGTGGTCGCTGCTATCGGTCCGTTGTCAATCGGATTCGGAAAAGTGGCAAAGGGAATCTCTGACACGGTAACGACCGGACAGAAATTTGTGTCCGGAGCTGCAAAGATAATCGCAAAGATTACGGCAAAGACAG